ACCCCCTCCAGCATTTTTATTTTCAGGAGGTGCTTATGAGAAAAGGGCTTAAAAAGCCTCTGAGCGTCTCTCAGGATGCTTTTAAATCACAAAAGTGGGATGAAATAACAGCAGGTCGTTCCTTTAGAGAATCTGATATCCCAGCGCTCTTAATGCTTATTAGTTGGCATCAAATCGCTGACCAATGTATGAGTGATATTGCTACAGAAAATGGCGTGATGGTCGCATACACCAACAAGCTTGGTGATGAAAAAGCGATGCCGCAAATAGCAACGATGAAACAGGCATCCGCAGAAATTAGAGCCTTGAATAAACAACTTGGGATTAATGATGAGGTCAAGCAAAAACCGGACACTAAAAAGGCATCCATTCTATCTCTGGTCGTTTCTGACAGAGAAAAGAAAGCTTCAAACTCTTAAGGAGGTTAACAGATGCAGGCAAGACAAACCCCCACGTTTGAGATAGCGCCTGCATATTCAAAGACAGATGCCGATATGGCATCAAAGCTCGCAAGTGCTTTCTTTGGTGAGCCTATGCCATGGCAAAAGTATGTTTTAGACAATCTGCTAGCAAGAGATAAAGATGACAAATTTATTAATCGTTCTGCAGCGCTTTCAGTTCCACGTCAAAATGGTAAGTCCTGGATTGTTAGGGCACTTTGTTTTTACTGCCTAATTGCCGAAGGAGCAAAGATACTTTACACATGCCAGCACGGTGATACGTCTGATGAAATGTTTAAGGCGCTATCTGAGCCATTTGAAGATGAAGATAATGAAGAGCTTCATGCTATTTTACAATCGGTTAGAAGAGCTAATGGTCAACAGGCAGTTTATTTAAACAATGGCGGTTATATTAAATTTTCAACTCGCACAAACTCTCTTGCTCGTGGTCGCTCTTTTGACAAGATAATCTATGACGAGGCACAAGATTTAACAGCTGCTCAACAAGCTGCATCACTGCCAACTTTGGCTGCAAATAAAAAGAAGAACGCTCAAGTCATTTATATGGGAACGCCTCCCAATGCTGAATCGTTGGGCACTGTGTTTAAGAACATGCATGCAGAAGCACATAACGAAGTCACGCCTGCATTCGCTTGGTTTGAGTGGTCTGCTGATGAAATTGGTGACATCACAGATCGTGCAAGGTGGTATGAAACAAATCCATCTCTTGGCAGGCTTATAGATGAATCTGCAATACAGCTTGAGCTTTCTATGGCACAAGATGATTTTGCTCGTGAACGCTTAGGTTGGTGGTCTCCAGTACATACAATGGCAGATTACCTAATTAACCAAGATGAATGGATGGCGTGCGCTACAGACGAAGCACCACAGGGCAAAGCTGATGCATTCGCTGTTAAGTTTTCACCAGATGGCACGCTTGCATCTATTGCAGTTGCTGTAGTTGATGGCGGTATCACGCATGTTGAACTCGTACATCAACAGCAAACCGTAAGAGGTATTCGAGAAGTCGCAGAGCTCGTTGTTAGAAATGCTGAGGAGACACCATTTGTTATTGATGGTCGTGCAGGAGCTCAAGCATTAATAGATCGTGTTGACAATCATGTACCAAATGGCTCAGTTGAGTTAGTAACAACATCAGATGTTATTGCTGCAGATGCGGCATTCCTAAATGGGATTCGTGAACAGACAATATCCTGGTTTAAGCCAAAAGAATTAACTGATGAAAATCTAAAAGATGATGCACTATCTTCTAGTGTTCTTAAAGCCACAAGGCGCTCGATTGGTTCGTCCGGTGGTTGGGGCTTTGGAGGAGAAGAACCAACCGCAATAGAGGCATGTGCTTTGGCAGCGTGGGCAGCTAAAAAATCTATTGAAAATGATGTGGGCGAAATGGAGGTCTACTTTTAATGATGCAAATATCAAAAGCCATTGCGTCCGCTGATGGGCTATTTGAAGATGACGCAGAGCTTGTCAGAAGTTTAGTTGATGAGTGGCAATCTAAGCATGCAAGAAACGTGCTGAAAGACCAATACTATAATTCGCATGTTCCAGTAAAGGATTTAGGCGTTTCAGTGTCACCTCAAATGGCAAGAAAGCTCAATCCAAGAGTTGACTGGGCAGCTAAATGTGTTGACTACTGGGCAGATAGAACGCAATTTGAAGGAATTACATCAGAAGATGAGAGCCAGGAAGAAATCTTACGCAGAATTGTACGTCAAAACGATGTTAAAAACCTTATTCACAAAGTTATTTCTTCTGCGCTTCGTCATTCGTGTGCTTTTTTAACTGTAACTGCTGGAGATGTTGAACGTGGGGAGCCAACAACCGTTATATCTGGCTATCCAGCGACCGCCGCTACTGCAATATGGGATGAAGCGAAAAAACGCATCAGCGCCGGTATGGTGGTCGTTGAAACCGCTAAGTTTAATGGCTCACAAAGACGAGAGCCAAAGCTTATTTACGTGTTTACTGATGAGTATGTGATTATACTTTCTAGAGAGGCTGGTATCTCTTGGCAAGCTGAATATGTTCCTCATTCTATGGGACGTGTGCCAATGGAGCCAATCGCTTATCATGCAACACTTGAGCGCCCGTTTGGGAGAAGTCGCATCACCCGTACGGTTATGTCACTAGTTGACGATGCTCAGCGTGAAATGATGAATATGGCAGCAGCGGCAGCATTTAGTGCAGCTCCTCAGAAGTACTTGCTTGGCGCTGATAAGTCTGTGGCTGAAAAGATAGCGGGAAGTCCATTTGAAGCGTTCATTGGCTCAATATTCATGGTCACAGAAGGTAAGAGCGGTAAGATTCCAAACTTTGGGCAATTGCCACAAATAACCATGCAGCCACACACGGAGTACTTGCGTGCACTTGCTGCACAGTTCTCAGGCTCAACAGGAGTTCCACTTCAAAGCCTTGGTGTTGTGACCGATAACCCTTCAAGTGCTGAGGCAATTGATGCATCTAAAGAAGACGCGGTTGTTGATATTAAAAGCTTTACAAACGCATGCAAGCGCTCGTTAGAGACTATAGCTGTAATGGCACTAGCAAGTGAGAATAACGTGTCTTATATGGACGCTCTTGGTTCAACAGGCGCAATTGCCGTTAACTTTGCTAACCCAGCCATGCCTTCAATCGTAAGCCAATCAGATGCGATGATTAAGCAAATCTCTGCAATGCCATGGCTTGCGGAAAGTGACATAGCACTTCGTGAGCTTGGCTATACAGATGAGCAAATTATGCAGCTAAGAAGTGACAGAAGAAAGGCTCAAGTAAGAGCTGGAGCAAATGCATTTTTAGATAAAAATCAGGCAAATGCTGAAGTAGCTGATGCTGATGAGAATAACGAATAGAGAGCTCAATCGCTATCGCAAAGAGCTTGATAAAAGAAGTTTAAATGCGAAAGCATATGTGCTTGCGCGTCTTAGATCTGAAGCTAAAGATTTATCAAATGTAGCTGATGCTCGCAATGCAACAATTGAAATAATAAGAGACGCACTCGGTATGTATGGTGATGAAGCCCAAGTTGTTGCGTCTACTTTATTTGATGAAATTTGCGAAGCTGAAGGTATTAAAGCCTCATCTGAGATATTCGATAATGTTATAGACGATGAACTGATGCAGAAAAAAGTTCGATACTATGCTGAAAAGATAGAAGATGACTGGCAAGGCTACGAAAAATCAAATGCCGATTTAATCACATATTACGTTAAACGTAGTGCTTATGAAAACATAATAAGAAA